CCTGCAAACGGTCAAGCGTAATGCGTCCAGCGATAACGACTGGGCTTACCTCGGCACGGTTAGGGATTCGTTCAAGGATGACGTGGCTGGCGATACCTTTTCCGGTTTCAACGGTGTAGGCGTCGGCTTTGGGCTTCTCAGCGCCAACGGCCACCAAGACAGTCTCCTCGGCGTCCATGTACTCCAGGACTTCAAACATGTCCGAGTCGCCCTTATTGCCACGGTACAGTACCTGCATCTGGGCTGGGTAGTTCTGTCGGAGCCAACCGAGTGGTCGGCGGTCAACGAAGATACAGTCCGATGGCTCCATTGAGTCTGGGTCGAGCATCGGGGCTGGGAAGGTTGAGAGTGGGTTACGGACTCTCCAGTGGGGCATGTTGCGCTTGTCGTCTCCGTAGATAGAGACTGGCGAAAGAGTCACGGCAGACATACCGTAGGCGGTCAGGTGGCGAGCACGGCGACGGAGCTTGGTTCCCATCTTGTTCATATCCCACCAACCAAGGTTGGCGAGGCGACGGTCACGAGCACGGTTTTCAGATACCTGGATACCTGGGCGTACTGGCAAGTAGGCGATGTCCGGCATAACGGACGCCACACGCATAGCGAACTGGTCAATGCCCTGCGCAATCAGGTTAGGGATTGCTGGTTTCTCCATGTCGTCAAGTTCTGGGAGTGGAACGATGATGTCACCGTTATAGTGGCGACGGATTTCTTCCATCTTTCCAAAGAGTCCACCACGGTCACGGCGTCGCTCCTGGTATAGGGTGACAATCTGGGCCGCGGCCTTTTCTTGATCTGACGGGAGAGCCACTTAAAACCTCAATGTCTTGGGAACGGATGACTTGACCCATGATGGTCGCCATGCTGGGGCTTGAACTACCTTTGGTAAATAAAGGTTAGGAATGTTCCACTCTAGAAACCATTGGGCCATCACACAGTCGTCTGTGCGTGTTCCATTAGGGTACTTCGTAACCTCATCGATAAGTTTCATAGAGCGAACTTTTCCTTCACCCTTACCCATCAATCGTACACGACCGAAGCGGTAGTGGGGCTGTAACACCGTCACACCCAGGGCTTCGTCGGACTTATTGATGGCATTTGTGTTGTGTGGCACGATTTCCACACCACGGGTCTGACGCCACTGTTTCACGTAATCGTACTGCAACATGAACCGCTGGGCGGCGTTTGACTCAACAATCCAGTACTGAATCGGGAAGCCAACTGACTCCGACAAGTTCTGCCAATCTTCCATAACGCCGGTATATCTACCGTCATTGATGTTGTAGTCCAAGAACTTAGAGGCTTCCATCTTGGCTCGGATGAGGTCAATGAGGAAGCGTTGCTGGGATTCTGGGTGGTAGAGCCAGCACTGAATCGCCCAGAAGTTCGTAGGCGAGGGGTCAGCTGTGGCCACCATCAAGCAATCATTGGGGTTTAGCCCAGGTGGGATTTCCCAGATGTCACGGTCACGGTCAATGCACCCAGGGGTGTCGCCGGTTCCGTAGACCCACTCGTTTCGCACGAGCACTTCACTGGGGTCCAAGTCCTCTTGCTGGTACACGACCGCAAACCGTTCACCTCGGTTCGACATGAGGTTGGAGATATCACGCCACGAGAGGCGTCGAGGGTCCAGCAGACACCCAACAGGGTAAGCTGGCGACGTGCGTTTGTGATGTTCAGGCGAGCATTTGTCAATGTAGTGGGCTTTGTACAGCAGGTGCTTGTACTTTTTATCGGAGCGCAACTTGGCTACTTCGTCCTCAGATAGCCCTGAGTCGAGCAGTTCTTCCTCGTCGTCTAGTGGTTGCTCCATGTCCAGAGCGAATCGATACAAGTCGTCAGCAGCAAGGCGCTGACCAATGAGAGCCAGCATACCAGCGGGTTCGAGTCGAGACTCCGCCACATCCTGATACCAATCTTCCATCGCTTCACGCTGGTCGGCGGATCGTGTCTTGCGAGGGTCCACAAGGTCGTCCCAAAAACAACCGTCAAAACGGCCACCGATAAATCCTGAGTCCATACCGTAAGCACTGAGGGTCGGCTCCTTTTCGCTAATAGCACCGGAATCTTCCGGTTGCATAACGATGAACGCTTCGTTCGTCCACATTTCCTTGTCAAGTGGCTTGAAACGACCAAAGTCCAGGGCCATCGTAGATTCGGCGTCAACGGCAAGTCCACGGGCTTTCAGGGCGTCATCGGCCAGTTCAGGGATAACACGTTCCAAGGAACGGCGTACACGCATGAGGTTACGCTTGGCGAGGCTCATGGTTGCACTGCCGGTCAGCAAACGAATGGAACGGTTACGGCAGATAATCCAGCAGGTGATGTCGTGAAGCAGAGTCGTCTTACCGGAACCTGGTGGCATGTTCATGACCACGTATTCCTTTTCCTCAGACTCCAGCAGGGCTACGAGAGCCTTGCCTGCTTCTTCCTGCCAAGGGGTTGAGATGCGGCCAAAGTAGCGTTCACGGAAATAACCGAAGTCCTCTAGTGCTCGTTTGGCTTCTGGGCTTAGACTTTCCCTAGACTTAGGCCCTTCGAGCTTGGCTTCCTTCTTCAGCTCACGATAGTTGCGAGCAGAAGAATCCACGTCATCGCTGACTCGTAAGTTCTGTAGGGCCTTCTCTACACGGTGTCCGGTGGACTCGGAGAACCGAGCCTTTCGTGACGCTTCAGCAATGGATAAGCCTGCTGAACGTGCCTCTACGTATTTCTTTCGTTGAACTGCACTAACGGCCATTTAATCTTCTATAGCGGTTTCGAGTAAGCCACGGATACGGTATGGTGCGGCTGAAGCCTCGGAGAGCGTAAATACTCCTACGCCACCGTCCTTGTAGTCCTTTACGGCAACTACCAGTACATAATCCTCAACAACTGGTATACCCCACGCTTCTTCGTGGGGCAGGTCCAGGCCAGCAAAAAACTGGCTAATGTTGATTTCAATCCACTCTTTGAGTGAGTTTGAGATGCTTTGATCGTTAGGCTGTGGGGGCACTTGGGGTTGCCGAAGCCTGAACGTTTGTTTCTACCTTCTTGGTAGTAACGGCGATGCTGGCGATAGCAGCCTGAAACTGACGCTTGGTAAGAAGGTGGTATGCCTCAAGAGCACCAGTCACAATGATACCAACCGAAGCGACAAGACCTTCAGCTACTGATGGAACCTTGAATCCAGGGTGGATAAGGGCAAGAACCGTAGTAGCGGTGGTCGCCAATGCGGTGATGTGGGTAGCGATGTCGTTTGCTTTAATCTTCATTCTTTTCCTTTGATTGTCGATACAGAACTAAACCTATCACAGAGTATACAGCAAGGTCGTAGAACGAATCTTCTATGGACTCGTTCTGCATCGTGCTCCCCTGGGCGGCAGCTTGGAGTCGACGCATCTTGTCGTTCATGCGAACGGCGCACCCCACCCAGCCTGGAATCCCAAAGTCCTCTGAAGCCCTGACGTTGGCAAACGGATCGTGAGTCCGTCCGTAGTCGGAAGACTTACGCTTGTGTAAGTCCAGTATCTCGTTAATGATTTCTTCAAACTCGCTCATATGCGAGCCAGCCTATCAAAGATTTCGTGGCCCTGCCGAGTTTCGTAGCGCACCAAACGGCCCATGTCATCGACAAACGCCTTGCAGTGCACCTTGAACTTGTGGTCAATCATTTCCGACAAGTTGTACAGTTCGGCCTGCTTATTGTGTTCTCGGCAGAAAAGGCAGTAGTAGACACGAGTGTACCTATCGTAGAGGTAGACATCTTCTTTGGTGTCGACGTCGATGAACCTTGAACGACTCACTTCTTCTTGGCTTTTCCAGCGGTGTTCAGCGCAATGGCTACAGCTTGCTTCTGCGGTTTCCCTGCGGCCATTTCAGTCTTGATGTTAGATGAAATAACCTTGCTGGATTTCCCTTTCTTGAGGGGCATCATTCTCCTTCTGTTGGTACTTCTCTGGGATCGGTCCGTAGTATCTCGACGCAGTGGCTTCCAGAGGAATCGGAAACCTGATACCACAATCGCAATACACCCACGTCTTTGTAGATACGTTTAACTTCCATATATGTGTGTGCACCTTAAAAATTATAGTTAAAAATCTTGATAGGTGCTTCGCACCCTGTGGAGTGTTTGACTGCCACCTGCATGGCGCTGGTGATTATGTCTTTCGCTGTCCAGCCTTCGAGGGCAGAGAGGATGGCGAGGGAGCCGGTGACCAGCTCGGCGGAGATACCCACGCTGGCGTATGGCTCACGGTATGCGACCACGCTGTAGTCCGACGATATTTCATAGACGCCCTGGCCGGAGACGCAGAGTACGGACCACTCTCCAGGGTCGCCCGTCATTTCCTTTTGAAGGTACGCCGCTAGAGCGTAGGGTTCGCCCGAGGTTGCTTTGGCGATGAGGTTGAGTACCTTGAAGGAGCCAGCCCCACCCACAAGCCAGGGGCCGAATCGAAATACCTTGGGGTCCGAGCTGTGCATCTTTAGCGAGCCAGTTTCCTCAAACGCACCGGAGTCACCACCGATGGCCACGCCCGTGGAAGTCTTAATGGCCGCTATTACTGTCATACCCTAAAGTATACGCTATACTGAATACGGCGGTCCCTTTCCCCGTCAGCTCAACAAAGAAGCCCCGATCCGGTCCGATGACAACTGGGTCGGGGTTTCTGTTGTAAAAAGCACAATGCCC